GTCAACAACTGCGTATTTCATTTCTTTAGGCTTTTCACGTATGCGGTCATTGCTTCGCGGGCGTGTGTTTCCCAAACTCGATTGCATACAGCAAAACGTTGGTCTTCTTTAGGGAATGAATCCACGCGTTCTTGTTCGACCATACAACGTTTTATAAACGTGTCTTTCTTTTCGCCTTTAATTGGTTGTGACATTTGTTTTACGTTTACGTGTTTTTGTAGCTGGTTTCTTACGTGTTTCCGTTGGTTCTACTGCCTTAGGTGCTTCTACTGCGTCAGACTGCGCCGTTTCGTGGTCTATTCCCGTGTAGGCAATGGTAGGCTTTTCGAATAAGTAACCTAGTCCCATAGATACGTAATAAGTAAAACGTCGAGTGTCTATTTTGTCCACTTCGATTTTGCGTTGACCTAAGACCCAGTCGTAGATTACTATGGTTTTTCCTTTGTGTTCGTCTTTTATTTTCATTTGTTTTCGTTTTTGTGTAGTTCTTCGTCAAAGCGCCCAAGTACATAGGCACAAACTCCGACACCGAGAATTTGCAAATAGGCCGTTTCGCCTTCGTAGGTCATTGCTACACCCATAGATAAAAAAGCTAGGGTAGCGACGGCGTAAAGTAGTTTAAAAGCGCTCATAACAATATTGAATTTTACGGATTTTTTGTTTTAAGTCTCTGATCATGTAATGCGCTGAGGTTCGGCTAACGTTAAAAAAGTCGGCCATTGCCTCGGCTGTTTGTTTTTTGTCGTCGAAGTAGACTTCGGCTATTCGTTTTTCTACTGGGTTGGTAATTTCGCTGCGGTATTTTTGTATGCACCATTTGCGAAAGTTGTAAACGTTTTCTATTTGGATTTTGTCTAGTACGTCGTCGTTGTCTGGTTCGTCTAGTAGGTCGGGAACTTGGCTGTTTATGTCATCTTGTTTATGACTTAAAGACGTGTTCCAAATAATTTGGTATTTTATGGTGTTTAGTAGGTAAGATTTTACGCTGTTTGCGTCCGTCTTTTCGGTGTCAATGGTCAAAACGTGCAAGTAAGCATTGTTTATACACGTGTCGGCGTTCAGCATCGAACAAGCCAGCTTTTTATTATTGACGTAACGGGTCAAAAAGTAATTAGCGTAAGCCCTTACTTCGTCGTAGTTTGCCGACAGGTAAGCGTCAAGCGTTCTTTTCAAACCACTGCAAGAACTCATTGTAAAATTTTATTCGGTCAGGCGCTCCGCATAAACACCTCGCGTCGCGTTCACCCGTTACCTTATTTCGTATGGCTTGCAACTTACGTAAGTGCATTTTACTTAGCCTTTCGGGTTTCAAGTAGGCTAGTATTCCGTTTATTTCTAGTAATTGAGCTTCGCTAAGCATAAGTCAACAACGTAAGAACATAAAGAAACCAGACACGCGGTAAGAAATTCACCGCTAACGAACCACGTAACCCAAAAACCCATGCACTTAGGACAACCAAACGCCCCGTGCAAATAGATTGTAAAGCGGTTTAACGGCATTTCGCTAAAGAGTCGGTCTAGTAGGTCTTGTAATGGCTCAAAGTTCGTCAAAAACCATGCAAGCGCAATGTAAAGTAGTATTTCCATTTGGTTAAATTCTAAACAAATATAAGTTTAATTTCTAAACATGACATTTTTTAAATAAAAAAGCCCCTTTTTACGGGGGCTAGTTACTAGTGTAGGTGTTTATAAAGATACTCGTCTAATTTAATGAGGGTCGAAAGTGCTACGTCTTTGCCGTCTAAGAAATTGTTAATTTGGAAATGGTGAAACTTACCCGTCTTTTCTTTTATTTCGTTTACTATTTGGTTTCGGGTTCGTGTTTTCAATAGGTCTTTAATACCACGCCTAAGCGCCTCATCTTGAATAAACATGATCATAAGTTAAAAGGGTAAGTCGTCGTTTGCAACTACTGGGGCTGTTTGTGGCGCTACGTAAGGTTCGGAAAAAGACGCACTAAAATAACTATTTCCAGCGCTAGACGTTTTAACCCAAAGGGCTATTTCCATTTCTTTGCCGTTTACGTTTACTTTGCCTCGGTAGTCGGGTTGGTTTTGACTCGTTTTTTTGTCGTTCTTAAAGATTGCGCCTGAATTTGGTTTGTTTTCCATGTTGTTATTATTTAAGTGTTATGTTTACTGATCCTATTACGTCGCTTGTTATTTCACCTTCGTTTCGTAGTGTAAAATGCGTGTTTAAAAAGTGTAATACTCCATACATAGACTCAAAAGCATATTGCTCTAAGCTTCCGTCGCACTTGCTACCAACGTAAACAAAATAGCCGTTATCGACTTGTTCAATTCTTACTTGTTCTACTCGTTTTTTCATTGTATTTGGTTTTAAAAGTTACTTATAAATGCAATAATCATGGCAATACAAAGCGCCGTTACAATAATCATTGTGCCAATTGCGGCTAGTTGTTCGCGGCTTTGTCGTTTGTCCATTTGTTTTGGTTTGGTTGTTTTAAAATCTAGCTTTGTTTGTATGTCCTTTACGTCTTTTTTGTCCTTTTGACTAGACGCCCAGCTTTTGCGGTATTCAATTGTGAGCATTGCCACACGTTTGGCAGTTGCGCGGGTTGGTTTCTTAGCTACCCAAGTGTAAAGGGCTTTGTCTACTTTTTTAATATAGCCGTTCGTCTTTAAGACGTTGAACACGTCCCAACGCTTTTGGCTAAGTTCGTCAAAGCGAAAGTGCGGCTTTTCGTTCATTTCGGTTAATAAGTCTTTGTAAGACTCTAGGTTAAATTTTTTCATTGTTCTTCGTTTATTATTTGTAAGCTTCCGTCAAAATGGTAGCCAGTTAATTTAATTAGCCTTTCAAGGTAATAAAGCAAGTCGTCTAGTTCGACGTCTTCGTGTCCAAATTCGTAACTTGACGTATGGCCGTATTGTGTTATTTCTACTTTCATTATTCTTCTTGTTTACATTTCGTGTTTAGATATGTGGCAATTTTTACCCCTTATACTTGTCCATGTTGCTCAACTCAATTAAAGCTGCTTTTTGCTTCGCTTTGTATTCGTCTTTTAGTCGTTCTATGTAAAGTACAAAGTCCATTGCTTCTTCTTGTGCGTGTGTGAGCCATTCTAAGGTGCTTAGGTCGCTTCTTTCTAGCGTTGTGTTGTACTTCTTTATTCCGACTTGCGAACGTTCGGCAAAACGGCTTAAAACGCGTAAAACTATTTGGTCTTCTATTTGCTGGTTCATAGCTTTTCGATTTCTTCTTTAATTTCTTGAATGTATAAAAACTTATCAAATGCTTCCGATAAATCACCCGTAATAAATTCCTTTGAAAATTCAATTGTAATTAATGCGCATTTTTTAGCTATTTCATTATAAGGCTGTTTGTATTGGTCATTTGTATCGAAGTCGTACTTTACTAATTCTGTTAAATACGTTTCGAATAATTCTAGTGCTTTTTCTTTTGGTGTCATAAGAAATTATAAAGGGTTTCGTAATACTCGCGGCATAGTTCGACGCGTTCTTTTATTTGTTCTATTACTTCGTCGTCACGTTCGACCTCAAAGAACTTAACGCGGCGGTTGTCGGGTATATGATCGAAGTTGTGGCGCTTTGTTACTTGTTCGATTAGTTCATGGTCTTCTTCTAAAAGTTTAGCGTTCCAATGGGCGCGTCTTACCTCATCTTGCACCATGTCTTCGGGTGTGTTGACTAGGCAATAGACAAGTAAGCTTTTTTGCTTACCCGTTAACCACATGTAGCCTTGCAATTGATACCAATAGTCTTTAGTCGGTATTTCAGTAGCAAAGAACGGGAATGTCGTAGCGTCCCAAGAACTTTTTACGTCTAGTAAAATGTTGTCCGTGTTTACGTCGGGTGTACCCGTTAGCCAGTCGTTTGTGAAGTGTTCGTCGTTTTTGATTAAGAACCCTAGTTCTAGGGCTTCGCTTGCAATTCTTATGCTTTCGTCTTCGACTAGGTTGCCCTTGTCCGTGTAGCGGGAGCTAAAGGTTTTACGTATTCCGTATTTCGCTAGTAAAACTTGTTCTTCTACGTAGGTCTTTGCCGTTTGGCTTAGTATTTCGTTTTTAGAACGCGGTGATGTCATGATTTTACCAATCGCTGAGCATCGAACTTTAAAAGTATTCATAAGGCGTTAAGCATTTCGGTTTGACTTTCAGTTAATGTAAAGCTAGACGTTATCTTTTCTTTGGTTACTTTGCCGTCTACAATTGCTTTGCACGCATCTTGAAAGCGTTTTGTATCAATAGCGGGTAATTTCTTTACTTGTTCGCCGCTTGCGTCCGTGTCTTTATCCGTAACAAGTGCAAGGGCCGCCGAGATGGCATACCTGCGGTAATAGGTCACGCCCGAACCAAACGCCTGAAAATCATTCATGCCTTTAAGTTGAACATGCGGTATTGCTACTTTGCTTTCTAGGTTTTCGCCGCTGTCTACGTGGAAAATCATTGTTACAATGTAGTCGATGCCGTCCTTAGTGTCTAGCATTTGGGTAAAGCCTAGCCCGTGTTTTTTTAGTAACGGGTTAATTTTGTCAAAAATTGCGGGTAAGTCGGCGTAAGAATAGCCGAAACCTTGCGTGCCTTTGTGAATTACTGGTACTTCTTGTTGGAATGCTGCCAACGCTTTAAATAAATTTTTCATGTTCTGTTTTGTTTAGTTATTAGATGCAAATATAATACTTATTTTAATTCTGCAATCTTTTTTTTATAAATCAATATAATTTCTTTTAATTCGTCGGCGGTATACTTGCGCACGGCGTGGGCTTTTTCGTGCAATTCTAGTAAACGTTCAGGGCCTATGCGCTTTTCTATGCCTATTTGGTATTCTAATAAGTTCCCGTGTTTGTATCGGTTGCACGTTACACATTGCGCGTGTACGTTGTCTTCGTTAAACGTGACAGCTTTGTGTCCGCCCATGCTGAAATAATGCCCAGCGTCGTACTTTTCACCTAAAGAACCGCCGCAACTTACGCAAGGCTTACCGCGATCCCGAAGACGAATAAAAGTATTAAATACCTTTTGGGCTTCTTTGAGCCAGTCTGTGGTCGTTTTAAGGTCGTTCTTTAGCTTTACCTTAGTCTTTTTCCATTGAGACGCTTTGGCTTCTTCTACAAAGGCCCTAACACATTCGTCTTTTAGGCAAAATTTGTGGTTAAAGCGTATCGGTTCGAACTTGTCTTTACAATTTTTACAGCGTGGCATCTTTGTATTTTAGTTCGTTTTTAAGTTCGTCGTATGCTACCCTTAATTGAGCGTTGCGTCTAGCTAGTTGGTTAAGTTCGCGGTTTAAACTTACTATTTCGTTTTGCATTTCGATTAAAACAAGTTCGGTTTTTAGTAGCATTTCTTCGCTGTCCTTACCGCCGTTTATGTAGTCCTTTGCGTCTGGCTTGTCCTTTTCGAGTTTTACCCTTACGTTTTTAATTCGTTCGCGGACTACCCAAATGGTGTTTTTCGCCCATAAAATCTTTAAGTCTAGTTCCATTTTTCTTTTTTTATAGTCCACAATAACCCGAATCGCAATCATTGAAGTCATCGTCAAATAAATCCAACTGCAATTTATGGTTTTTAATCTTTTCGTAAGTTATTCCGCTTTTAAAAGTGCATCCATTTTTTTGTTCCATGCGCACAAACCAATCAAACTGCTTTTGGTCTCTTTGACTCATATGCTTTAAGAATATTTCGGAGCGGTGAAAGCATCCTACACAATTGTTTTTGTAAGCAAACCGCACATGTTTATCTTGCCAGTAATTCTCAATTGTGTCTTTGAATATCCCGTCTTCAATTAGCGGAAAACGTGTCATTCTATACGGCAGTTCTTTCCATTTGTTACGTCCGTTTTTATGTCCTACTTTGAACTTAAAGTTTTCTACTCCGTCAACTGCTCGCTCAATCATTGTTTTGGCACGGCTCATTTCATTGGCTCTAAATCCTATTCTCATTTCTACAGGCAGCTCCGTGTTTTCGTAGCACCATTGAGCAATTGGTTTTACTTTCATATCGGTGGTACAAAAGCGTGTCATTTGATTAGGTAGGTAATTTGTGCCGTTAGCCATCTTATAAGATGCTATTACCTCATCGAATGTTTTATCGCTCAACCAAATAATCTCTTGTCCAATGTACTGCTCTAGGTCTAGCATTGTGTAAATTATTGTGTCCTCTTCAAGTGTACCTATGAACTCCTTACCTATTCTATCGCTTACAATTTGACGAACCTTTGCATCAGGAAATAATACCTTAACGTCGTCAGTTCGAACCAATGAAAATACGTTATAGTCAGCAGGGTAGTTAGCTGCTATGTAGCTCGATGTTTTACCACCGCTTAATGAATTAATTGTTTGCATTTTAAAAAGGTTTAAAGTTTCGTAATTTTTCACTTGTCGACATAATGCCGTCGGTTATTGTTTTTTGTATGTCTTTGGGTCGGTGTTTTCTTAGGGGGTCTATTCCATAAACTTCAAAGCCCAACCCTTTGTTAAAGTCTAGCATTACGGGTTCGTTTATAGGCGTATGCTTTCCGCCCGTTTCCATGTCCTTAACTTTCTCGACGTTGACCCAAGTCTTAAATTTCATTTCGGGGTGTTTGATTAGGCGGTGTATTACAAACATGTCATCGCAGCGGTTTAAGAAAGCCTTACCGCCCTCAATGTGGTCTTTTAAAGGAGCTTTAAGGTGGCCTTTGTATTCCCCTTCGGTGTATAAATTACCCGTGCGTCCGCTTTCACTATTCGGGTGCGTGTTTATGTAAATGGTCATGCCCGTACTATTGACAAATTGACGTGCCTTGTTCATAAATTCGTAATTCCCAGCAAACGACATTTCTCGGTCTAGCCCCGTGAAAGGGTCAATAAGCCCCACTTTGCACCCGCTTTTCTCAAATAGCGCCAATATTTCTTCGGGTTTGTACAAATTCGAGTTGTCAATGAACGAAAAGTATTGTTCTAAGTACGCAACGTCGCCGCTAATTTGCGTGTGGCTCAGTTCTTTGAACGGCTTACCGCGGTACATTTGTACCATGTCGCGTAAAATTTGCCCCTTTTGGTTTTCACCCGACCAAATGCAAAAGGTTAGGTCATGCTTTAAAGCTAGGGTAAGAAAGTACCAATTGATAAAGTACGTTTTTCCGACGTTGTCATGTCCTAGAATAATGTTAAGCTGTTTAGGTTTGAATTTTAGGTGTTCGTCTAGCGCACAATCTAAGCCAAGCCCTTGTTTTATTTTGCCGTCCCTTACGTCTAGTAAGTATTGCAGCGCGTCACCTTGTTTTGTTAGCATATTCTAGTTCTTTTTTACGCATGTTATAAGCTATTTGTTCGCCGTCGGTCATGTCTTCGTAACGTTTGACCTTTTGGCTTTCGTCTTTTGGCAGGTATGGTATTGTATTCAAAAGGCTAGTTTTCCAGTTTGTAATTTTTCGATTTTTACCCTTAGAATTAACCGACCAATTATTTTCTAGCCAACTAAAATACTTCATTCTTACGGCTTCTTTACTTACGTCGTTCATTTTAACCAAAGCATAAGCCAAAAACTCGTCTATACTAGGTATAGCTTTATCATTAACATTAACACTAACACTATCGGCATTTTTGGTAAGCGTTGGCATTTCTGGTATGCGGTCGCATGCAGTGGTATCCCATCGCTTTTTTGCGTTTTCGCTATTACGTTGTCGTATGCCTTCGTACTTTTCTAAATCCCGTTTAAGCGTTTGCTTAATAGGTTCAAAAACAACCTCAGTAAATTGGTCGCTTTCTGGGTTCATGTCGTTAACGTACCTCAATACGTGTTTAAACAATTTGCCCGCTTGTTCGTCGTTTAGCTTTTCAATTGTATGGATCAAATCCACGTACAATAAAAAACTTTTTTTGTCTTTTGCCATTTTGCAAATTTAGGTAATAAAAAACCCCCAAACTTCATTGCGGCTGGACGTGCAAGTCGGTTTGAGGGTAAATAATTCCTTTTGAGTTTATGGTGTCCAGCCAACTCGTCTACAAATATAACGTATTATTTGACTAAAAGTTGTTCGTCTTCTAAAATTTCTTCGTAAAAACCCATTTTTACCCGTCTTTGAATACGTTTAAAGGACACCATATTATTGGCTTTGAGTATGTCCGTTTTAATGTCGTAGTCTTTTTGCGTCCTAAAAATCTTAGAAATGTTTGGTAGTTCGGATCCGTCTAGGTAAGCTTGCAGCGCGCAAGTTTCAGCGATATAGTCAGCGTCGCGGTAACTGATTAAGTCTTTGTGTACGCGCAACCCGTGTAAAATTGTAGCGTGGTTCTTGTCAAAGTAACGGCCTATGTCCGAAAGGCTCAGCCCGCAAATTCTTAACTCGTTGTAAAGGTAATAACGTTTGTAAAGTACGTCGCGGCGTCTAGACTTGTTAAGTAGTCCGTATTTTTCGATGAGTTCGTTTATTAATGCTAGTCTGTTCATATTTGTTCAACTTTGAATTTTCCGTTTTCGTAACGGCCCGTTGCTAGTAAGTCGTGTTTTTTCCAATATGCTAGGCTTTGCGAATTTAAAACCCAACTTTCGACGGCTTTAGATCCGACGAAGTAAGTTAGTTTCCATTTCATAGCTTTTCGATTTCTTGTTTTTGTTTATTAAATTATTTTATTGTAAATTTACAACGTCACTAATAAAACGTTGTTAATAATTTGACAAGGCAAAGGCTGGTTATCCTATCAGCCTTTTTTAATTTAAGTTAATTGTATCGTAGTCAATTCTATTATCAAAATCAGGTTCGGATAACACACCATTTTTACAAGGTATTTCGGAAACCAACTTACCTACTACTTTGCAATATCCTAAATTTTCATCGCAATATCTTTGCGCATCTTCAAAGCTGATTCCTTTAACGTATGGTCCCGACCAAATCCTTAACTCTTTAGTGTGTGGGTTCAAGGCTTGTATTTCAGTTACATATAAATTCATATTTGCTGCATTTTGATTTCACAAATTCGGTTGTAAAGGTCATGGTTAAACGAAGTCCAAAAGCGGTTTACTTGGTAGTTATTGAATGCCCCACATATAGCCCTCGTCGTTGTATTCTTGAATGTAAGCGTCTTCGAAAGTGTTGGCTTCGTAAAGCGTCGTAAGGTAGTCGTCGCAGTCGCGCGTTTGTTTAATGGTAAGTGTTTCATTGTAGTCTTTTTTAGTTATTTTATAGTTTGCGTAAGCGTCGTAAATTTCTAGTTCGTATTCGGCTAGTATTTCGCCGTTCGTGTTTGTGTCGCCCTCGTCCCAAATGGTGACGTTTAAGTACACTAAATTCTTGTCGCTAGGTCTGTATACCTCAAAGTCTTTTAATTCTGTTACAATCATTTTATTTAAATTTGTCGTTATAAACGTGGTTCATGTACTTGTCGTAAGACGGGCTAAGTTCGTAGGTATTTTTTTGGTGGGTTTGGGGGTCGTATGCTTTGGTGTCTAGAACTGGAAAAGTGTTTGTAGACATGAGCCAAATTATAAACGAAAAACCTAAAATTGCTATAATTCCACCGCCTAAAATTTGCTTCTCGTCTGTGTTTAAGTCCTTAAATAAAAACGAATATTTATTAAGTGTCTTCATGTTTTAGAATGTTAATTGTTCAACTTCAAAAGTAAATGCGCGCGCGTCGCTAGTTGTGTCTAAAATGCTTCGGCCTTTTTTACTAGCTTCTAAATAACCCTCGGCGTTAATATTCATAAAGAATAACGTTTCGCGTTTGTAGTCTAAAATTGTAAGTCTAAATGTTTTCATGTCGTTGTTTTTGTTAAAAGATTATATGCAAATATAGATACTATTCACAACCTACCAAACTTTTTAACAACTTTTTTTAACATTTTTTTATATTCCTAGTATTTAAAAGGGTTGTAGACGCAAACTTTTTTTTGAGTTTTAAGGTTTTACCCTTATTCTATTACAAAATAGTCACATTTTTACCCTGATTTTGTGACATAATGTATTATATAAGGTACAAACTAGGGGTGTTTTGTGTATTTAAATACCCGTTAGGGTGCAATATAATGTGGGTTTAATCGGTTTATACCCGATTAGGTACGCAAATGTTCGCAAATATCCTATTATAATACGAAAAAAGCCAACCCCGAAAGGCTGGCTTCAAAACAGAACTAGAAAAAAGTGTTGCAATTTACTTAAAAAAGTATTCGTTTATGCTTTTTGTTAATAACCCATAGTTAAAGTGTATAAAACCCGAACGCCCTAGCTGAAAGTTTGTAGCTACCCAGTTGCTTGACGGGCTAAAAGCGGGGTAATTGTAATACTTAAACACGTCCGAACTTGACGCATCAAACAAGTATTGGTGCGAGTCGCCTTTTTCGAAAATAATTTCGTACCCTTTATTAAGTAGGTCTTTACTATGCAAGAACCCGACTATTTTATTTATTTGGTTTGGATCAATCTTTGGCTTAAATCCGTGTTTTAAATTGTGGGTGTCTTTTCCGTGTGTAGAAATGAAACAATAGTTACCGACAAGTTCCCAGTCTATAAACGACGTTTGGTTAATTACCTTGACGTTATTTAGTTGGCTTTCAATGTAGGACTTTACAGCCTGGTTAACGAAGTACGCGAAGTCGCCTGCATGGTTGTCGTTACAAACGCTTCTAAAAACAATCAATTTGTAGTGGGGTGCGAGGGCTTCTAAAAGACGAACCTTAAACATAAAGCCAACGTCAAACGCTTTTTGGTTACTCATGTTTTGCGGCAACGTATGCCCGCCCCGAGTTGTTTGCCCGTTAAACCCGTCTAAAAAGTCGCCTAGATCCGAAATGTAAAGTATATTACTTTCTTGTTTTTCTAGGGTAAAGTTAACCATTGCCGTAAGACGTTCAAAAAGTATTGCTTCGTTCCATTCGGTTGGGTACATTGAACGGCCTTTGTCGCTTGCGTCCATGCCTATATGTACGTCGGTAAAAACTAACTTGTCAAATTCGCCCTTAAATTCAATTTTCTTTACGCGCTCAGTAGCTAACGGGGGTACGTCTTCAAATAGTTTCTTAAAGTCAATCTTATTAACGTCGAACTCATTACCAAAAGACGGATTTTTAAAGAACAAACTAGCATCTTTTGACTTAAGCCACCCGTGTTTCACGTCCTTTTCGTCTAGACCTAACCCATTGGCTTGTTCTTTTATTGCGCGGTATTGATTAATTAACGCGAGTTCGTCTAACCTTAGTCTTATTCGGGGTACACCCTGACTAACTATTGGTCGGCCACCTTTGTTTTTCTTCATAAAGGATTTTTATAATGTCTAAGTAGGTAATTCGTAAAGATACCCACCGCGAAACCTAAAACTAAAAGTAAAATATTAGGCTTAGTGTTCTTATGCTTTTCCGTTTTCCATTTGACCACCTCAACTTTTTGTATCATTTTAAGGGTGTCGCGTTTTAATCTGTACTCGATACGCTTTTCAAATCGCGTTTGAGGCACTTTAGAGACCTTGTAACGCACTATTGTATCTTTTTGGACTAATACCCTTTCCCACATTATAGAATCTCTTAAAACGTACGGGATTGAATCTATCGAAGTTATTTGAATTGTATCAGCAACCTCGTCGCAGCGGTAACCCTTTTTAAAGGCTTTACGGACATGGTAATTAACACCGCAAGATGTCGCAAATATTGCCAATATAAGCGACAAAATGAGTTTACTTGGCGATTTCAAAGTGCATCCAGTCATAATTTTTTTCTTTACCTAGTGAAACAAACCCGTGTTTATAAAAAATGTCAATCATTGGCGCGTATTCTGGGCGTGCAAACCGCGCAGTTTTAGAAGTTTCTTTTAATGTGTTACGTGCGGGGTCTAAGTCTATTGCAATACCCCAAGCGTGACGAGACCATGAAGAACCACCGCGCATTTTTCTAAACGCAAAACAGCCCCCGAAAAGGTCTATTCCTAGTTCGACCAAACGTTCGTACCCATAGACTTCTAAAAGTTCGTTAAACACGCTTAAAAACGCATCTGCAACCAATTTGTGGCAACGCATCTTTGTTACTTTCATGTCTAAGTCCCATGCTATGCGCATAGGGTAAGGCAAATTAATAGTAATTAAATACGTACCTCGTTCGTTAGGTTGTCCGTATTTCGCTAAGGCTTGTGCTGTTGTTATCATTATTAAGTGTTTTTCACCAACATTAAGTAATAAACCCCGCCAACGTTATCGACGGGGGGTTCTCGGTGTTCAGTATTCCTGGGCAGTCGAGTGGGGTGCTTTTATTTTTTTATTCCAGACGCTTAGACCTAACGACGTAGCCGAGTAAGTAAGCAATCCAATAAAAACAAATTCATGTACTTTAAACTCAGTAACCAAAGGCGCAAAGCCGTAAAGAACCGCGATCCAAAACGACGTAAAAGCGGACAGCCTTTTAATAGACCATTTGCCGCTAGGCCTTAGGGTTTCGTTTATAAGTTTTTTTATCATTTGGTAAGACTGCAAATAAGCGTTCGGGTATGTCTATTCGTGTTTTGGTGGCTTGTCTAAAGCTTTGAGTTTTGTAGCAGTCGTAAAGGGCCGTTTCGACCTTGTTAAGTCGGTTGTCCGTGTGCCATAACCAAAGGCATAACACACCCGTAACGCCGTACTTTTTTACTATGGTTACAAACTCGGTCATTTAGAATACCATTATTGCGTTGTTGTACCCGTTGTCATTGTAACGTTGGCCACAACGTCCCCAGCATGTACCAACGCAGTCGCACGCGTCAATCTGTGGGCGCAAGTCCGTGTCTTTATTTGTTTGGCTAGTAAATTGCGGGTAAAGATTTTTGTTAGCTAGTAGATATCTAATTAAACGTTGTTCGTAGAAGCTGGCTTTTTGTGCGTAATGCTCCATTGAAAACGCCACCTCAGCGCGTGAAACGCTGCCCGAATAGTCGCCAAATTGCGTTTGAATACCTTTGTTTTTAAGTTGGTACGAAAGACCAAATACAGCGTCTTCTGCACTACGCCACGCGACAACGGGTTGAATAAATTCTACTAGCGTCTCTTCGTCGTTTGTCAAAGTCTGCGTATTGTACGCGTTTAACATGTACTTGTAGAACGTTGTACCTAGAATTGGTTGTACTCTTAAGTCCGACTGCGTAGCAATGTATGGCGTTACGTCGGTAACGTCTACGTTTGCCGTAATAGGCGTGTTCGTTTTTAGGTAGGTTTCAGTTATGAAGTAAATCATTGCGCGGGAATTTCTAAAGGTGGTAAGCCAGCTAAGGCTCTAATTTCGTTCGGTGTCATTTGTTCGAGTACCTTTTGCGCTAGACTAGCTTCTAAGGCGTTCAATGAGTCGATAATGTAAGACGTTTTTTCGTCACGTTCCACAATAGCGTCGTTAATTATTTGGAAATTCTTAATTGTAAAGTCAGCTTTGAGCCTAGAAATGTTAAGTAGTTCCGTGAATATTTCGGTAACCATTTCGCGCAACGGAATAACTACGTTCTTTTCAAGAATTACGTAAGCTTGTTTAATGTCAGCGCCACCGCCTAAACTACCCGTTGTGCGTACACCCATTAAAATAGGGTCGATTGTATGGGCAAAACAAATTTGCTCGGTGTTTAAACCGCTAGCTTCTTGAAAAAGTTTGTCGTTTTGGTTTGTAGGTATGCTTTCAATCTTTGGCAATTGATCCGCCGAATTTGCAAAGAAGGCCACACCTTTACCCGCGTTTGCCGCGCCTTTCATGCGATCTATTGTGTCGCGTAACACTTTCTTTTCTTCTTCGCTTTGCGGTCTCTTAGGAAACATCATTGCAAAAGCTGGGAAAATTGAGTTTTGAATGTTAGACTTTGCAAAGTACGAAAGTTCACCCGACAAAAAGGCGAAGTTTAAAGCACTTGAATACTGCGGTAATGAGTAATAATCTTGTCCAATGCTAGGTAATTCGTAGCTATAAAGCTGGCATCTGTCCGTGTTAAGCGGGTGGTATGGTTTTACTTGTTCTACGTCGATACGTGAAGCCCAGTCGTCGCACAAATAGTAACAAGTTTTAGTATTGTTGATACGGACTTTTTCAGGGCTTACGTTTTCAATTCTATGTAGCTTGTTTTTGTCGTCAAAGTGCAACTTAAAGTAAACGCGGTTGTGCATTACAAGTTGTTTTGTAACGGCTTTAACCGACTTGGCTAGGCGCATTTTCTTTTCCCACGTATATAGGTCTAGAAGTTCTTGCGGTGTAAGCTTGTCCGTTTTTAATTCATAACCCGCGCCAATAGCTGCGTTTACTTTGAAGTCTACAATTGCCCCGTGAAGTGGACTAGTGTAGTAAAGTTGGTTTAAAGTTTCGGGAAATAGGTTGTCTGATCCAAACGGCACATAGCCTGCCACCTGGTAACGTCCATTAACGTAAGGCAACGACAAGTCGCCGCGTCCGATTTTACCGAAAGGCGTTGAAAAGCTTTGGTAGCCTTCTATTACTTCGGGTTTTTGTTGTTTGAATCTGTCGAAAATTCCCATGTTATTAGTCGTATATGCTAGAAATAGAACCGCCCGCAACAACTAGGCGCCCTTCTTCTATTAAATTAAGTCCGTTTGTATTCGTGTTTTCGTCTACTATTATTTCTTCGTCGCTTTCGTAAACTGAGTACGTGTATTGACCGCGCGTTAGTTCGAGGTCTACACCTTCTTCTAAAGTGAAAAGGTTGTATCTAGTCGGAAAGTTTGACGTGTCAACACCCGACCACAAAACGGGTTCGGTTGCCGTGTTAAATTCGCCCTCAAAGACGAATAAATAAAAAGGGTCTACTAACGTCGTTACTTCGCTTAAAGTAAGTGCAAACGTGTTTATTTCGCCTTTTTCAATGTAAATCATAACAATATTAAAATTCGTTTGGGACTTGTTCAAACAGAAAACCCCCTACAATGAGGGGGCTAACTATGTTTGGTAAGGAAAATTTACACTAATAAACCTGGCACAATTGCCGCGTCTACTTCAAATGCGAGGGTCTCATTTTCAGCCAAAAGTGTAAGGCTGTACTTACTGCCATCTGCACGGGACACTCCCGAACCTTCGCCGTAAGCGCTAACTTGCAAGAATGGGAAATACCAAAATTTGCCGTTTGCGTCACCTACTACCGCTGTCAAGTATTGTTGACCAGCGCCAAGAACTTTAATAGCCTTAGACTTTTCTTGGTCGCGTCGGTGAAACATTAAGTTAATAGTTTGAGTAACGTAAGAAGACCCATTCACTAAGTCGATAGTTCCGTCTTCGGTAAAGCTACCCGTATTGCGTTTAAACTCCATCGCAACAAAAGGCGAAGTGTAGTTAATGTCGGTTACTTCCCAGTTCGTGCCCGTTTCGTTGGTAGTAATTCCCGTAATGTTGTCCTGTTGGTTAATTAGTAGGGTATAAATTCCCCCGCTATTTGAATCGCACCCCTTGAGGATCTCTAATAATGTACTGCATGCCATGATTTCGAATATTTTTTTGTTATAAAAAAGGGCGGCGTTTTATGGCCGCCCCGTATATTTAAATTGTGGTTAACGACTAGTCGAAACAAACGTTGTAAACTACAATTTGTGAAGGGTTCGTGTAGTGGAAACCAGCTTTGAGGTTCGCACGTGTACGAATGTAAGGCTCAGCAACTGAATCAGAAAGGTTAACCGCTTTCAATGCTTTAGCGTCGCCTTCAGCGTCAAACGCGTAGATAAGGTCTGTTTTCAATGCAAGAACCATTGTGTTAACTGGTGCGCCTTCTGCAAGAACAATTTTGATACCTAAGAAAGTAGGAGCCAAAGGAGCCGTAACGTAAGTCATGGTGTTACCAGAAGCGGCAGCAATTTGGTAGTTAACGAATACGTCGCTAGAAACGAACAAACGAAGGTCAGCACGCTTAGATTGAACCGCCGCTGGTGAAGCTTGAAGAACGCTAGTCATGCGAGCCAATACGTTAGACGAAGTAATAGCGTCTGTGTAAAGACCAACTACGTCTGTGTCAGCACACAATTTTTTAAGGTAGCCGTCACACAAAGAAAGAACTGGGTCAGTGCTTTCTGTGTCACCTTGCCAACGAATAAGCTCGAGGTCGTTACCGATACGGCCTGCCATTTCGTTCCAGTAGTAAGCCATGAAAGAAGGTACGCTAAAGTCGCCGTTTGAACCTTGTGACATTTGCAAAGCCAAGAAAGATTGCTCTAAGTCGAACTGACAAATTTGTGACATAGCTGAAAGCGCACAAACGTCGATGTCTACTGCGTCGAGGTTGTCAGTAGGGGCAGTAAAGTTACAAGTAGATGCAGCCAAAAGGTTGCCGAAAGTAACGTTAGCCAATTTAGTAGCTGACTTAATACCAGGAAGCGTGCGGTAGTTGTCCGCGATGTCTTCGGTTAAGTAAGCTTTTGAGTAGAACTCGTCTGGGTTAGGACATAACAACGCGTTTGTTTCTACGTCCAAGTCAAATTTAAGATTTCTCATTTTTGTTTGGTTTTTATTTTGTTTTTATTTGTTTACTTGTTTGATGCACGAAACATTTTGAACTTGTCAAATGCTGACATTTTTGTGTCTTTAGCCATTTCGATTTCTTCTTCTTCTTTGATTACGCCTAGTTCTTCAATTTGGTTTTTTAGGTCTGCAATCATTCCGATTAAAGCGCGTTCGCGTTCTTCGATTAATGGCATAACAATAGCTAAGATGGCTTCAGAATCTGCCGCAGGATCAATAGCCATTGCTGTTGCTACTTCTTCTTCTACGACTTCTTCTTCGGTTACGCTTGTGTCTTCCATCGCTACTTCTTCGGTAACTTCTTCGGTTACTTCGGCCATTTCGACTTCTTCTTTTTCTACTTCTTTGATTTCGATTACTTCGCCGTCTTTGACTACGTAAATCTTACCTTCGATAAGGTGTTCTCCGTCTGGGAAATTCATATTATTTTGTTTTAAGTGTTTACTTAATTTCATTCCCAAAAAGCCTTCAATTGAAAAACCTACTTGTTCGTCTTCTACTAGCTTATTGTAATAGTCTACGTCGGTAATTTGTGCCGTAAGCATTAAAGTTCCTTTCGGTACGTCTATGCCATAGGTTGTAAGTGCTTTATCTTGGGTAGGGTTTTCGACAATCCACGCTTCTAAAATGTAAGCGGGAACTTCTTTACTTTGGTCATGCTCTAAGTTGAAGACGTTTCTATTAGAAAGGTCCTTCATGAACTTGACGTAAATTTGTTCTATGGTTTGTTCGTCGAATTGTACGTAATATTCGCCTTCGTCGTCGCGTCTGTAAATTTCCATAGGGATCATTGCGGGCGCAGTAACGCGATATTTTAAACTATCGGAAAAG